TCCACAAAGTTCTGAAACAATGGCTAGTTTTATGGCTAAACGCCCACAAGCCAATGAGCAGATGGTAGCTAACGCATTGCGTAACATTAGCCCAAATCAACCTACTTCTGCTACTCCAGTTTCATTACAGCAAGCTGGTCAACAAGTAGTTCGTGGTGCAGAACAAGGCGTTACAAAAAGTGTAGAACCATTCTATCAGCAAGGCGTTAATCAAATGCAGAATGTGCAAGCTGGCAAAGTATTGCCTGTTATGCCTACTGAAGTTGCTACTTTACAGCGTAATCCTGCTATTGATGATGCTATTAGCCATGTAATTAAAGATAAATATTCAGGTGCTACTGGATTGCCAGCAACTAGCCCACAAGTATTGGATGCGGCTAAAAAGTATCTTGATGCTCAATACACTAAATTTACAGACCCTTTAGCTGGGTCTTTAGACAAAACTAAAGCCGCTAATGCGTGGGGCGGTAGTCGTGAATTAGATTCTTATTTATCATCTAAATCACCTGCTTATGCTCAAGGTAGTAAAAATTATGAAGTTGCTCAAAAGACTCAAATTCAGCCAATGAAAGCTGGCCCTGTAGGTCAAATTGCTGAAGGTAAAGTTGGCGCAGAAACACTAATGCCAAATAAACCTGTTGCCTTGTATCCTACAGATATTAAGCGTACTGTTGATTTATTGCGTAGAAAAGATCCGTCTGCCGTGCCTGATTGGACACGCCAACAGTTAGAAGGAATCTTTAACGAAACTGGTCAAAATTTACAAAATGGGCCAAACCAATTTGGTGGTGCTAAGTTTGCTTCTACTATTCAGGGTAACAAACAACAAAAAGCTAACTTACAAACATTGATTCAAGAATCTGCTGGTATGCAGGCTTATCAAGGTTTTGAGCGTGTTTTAAACAATCTTGAAGCACAAGGCACAAGACAAGGCGCAGGATCAGCTACATCATTTAATAATCAATTTCAAAAAGAACTTTCTGAAGGTGGCCCATTAGCGGCCGCTAAATTGGTGTTTAAACCATCAGAAGTAGCTACTAAATATGAAGAATGGCAATTAGGAAAAAATGCCAATAAATTAGCAGATATGCTTACAAATCCTGATTCCATTAAACAATTACAAGATTTGGCTAGAACTAAACCAAATACAGCAAAAGAACGCTTGTTAGTAAATAGCTTGACGGGTGGATATGTAGCTCAAAAACCTGAAATTACAGAGGAATCAAAATGAGTAGAAACGGATCAGGGACTTACACACTCCCAGCAGGAAACCCAGTAGTCACAGGTACTACTATTACAAGTAGCTGGGCTAACTCAACTATGCAGAACATTGCTGATGGCCTTACTCAATCTGTTTCAGCAGATGGTCAAACTCCAATGACAGGAGCATTAAATATGACTACAAACGACATTAATAATGTTGGTACACTAACAGCCTTAACAGGCATCTTTGGCGGGACTTACTGATAAAATAAGGTTATGCAAGCATACTTAATTACCAATAAAATCAACAACAAAGGCTATGTAGGGATAACTACTAGGTCTTTGTCTAGGCGTTGGTACGAACATCGTTTTGTAGCTAATAGTTGCGGTCAATTATTGGGAAAAGCTATTAAAAAGTATGGTGAACAAGCATTTGAAATAATGCCTATTGCATCGGCAAAAACGCTAGAAAACCTTAAAGAAGTGGAAAAAGACCTAATTATCCAATTTCAAACAAAAGTGCCATTTGGCTATAATTTGACTGATGGCGGTGATGGTGTTTTTGGGTTTAAACAATCTGAAGAACAACGCTTAAAAAGTGCTAATTTAAGACTTGGTACTAAACATACAAAAGAAACCAAAGCCAAAATGCGTGAAGCGCATAGCGGTGAAAAAAATCATTTTTATGGTAAAACTCATACCGAAGAAACTAAAAGAAAAAACGCTGAAGCACATATTGGCAAACAAGCAATGCTTGGTAAAAAACATAATGAAGAAACAAAAGAAAAAATTAGACAATCTTTAATTGGTAAAGCTGGTAAACCACATACAGAAGAAGCTAAAAAGAAAATATCTTTAGCTCATACTGGTAAAAAACAAGCATCGCCTTCATTAGAAACTCGCAAAAAACTATCACTTGCCACTAAAAAAGTTTGGGAAGCAAGAAAACTTAAACAAATAGAAAAAAGGATTTAATCATGGCCGCCACTTCGTTTACGCCTATCAGCCTGTACTATAGCTCAACAGCATCTAATGTCCCTACGGCAGGTAACTTAGTTGCTGGCGAACTTGCTATTAACACAAACGATGGGGTTCTCTACTATAAGGATTCTAGCGGTGTTGTGCAAAGTATTGCTTCTAAAGCTGGTAATTCAGGTTCTTTTACTAACCTAGCCTATACAGGCACTTTTACAGGCGGTACAGGAGTAGTTAATCTAGGCTCTGGACAGTTTTATAAAGATGCTAGTGGTAATGTAGGTATTGGCACTAGCAGTCCTGCTAATAAATTAGATATACAAGGAACAACAACATTACAAACAAGACTTAATTCAACTGGAGCAGGAGCACAAGTTGGATTTATAGTTCAAATGTTAAATAGTAATTCTTCTTCAAATAATATTTTTATTGGTGGTGGAAGAACTGCCGACAATCAATTTATTATTTATGATACTGTTCAAACAAACACTTTGTATCAAATATCAGGTACAGGAAGTTCATCACAATATCATCAATGGTTTACTCAAAGCACAGAACGGATGCGTATTGATGCTAGTGGTAGACTTGTTATTGGAGCAACTTCTGCTGTAGCTTCAGCACAACTTGGTGTTGCATTTAATGGTGGAACTTATAATGGTTTTGCTTTAAATGATACAAGTAGTACAACTGCTGTATTATTTGCGGCATTTCAAATAGGTGGTACAAGTATTGGAAACATAAGTCGAGTTGGTGCTACTTCTGCTGTTATTTACAACACTACTTCTGACCAAAGATTAAAATCTAATATTACTGATGCAAACCCTATTTTAGATAAATTAATGACTGTTAAAGTTCGTCAATTTGATTGGACAGAAGGTGATTTACATCAAGATGCTGGTTTTATTGCACAAGAATTAGCACCTGTTTTATCAGGCATTGTTACTGAAGGAAAAACAGAAGAAGATATGTGGCAACTTGATTATTCAAGATTAACTCCATACCTTTTAAAAGCTATTCAAGAACAACAAGCCCTTATAGAATCACTAACCACTCGCCTTGCTGCATTGGAAGCGAAATAAGTTTTATAACCGTAGTACAACTAGGAGAATGAAATGAGCGAAAACACGAAAAAAACTCAAATCACCATCAATGATGTAAGTTACAACTTTGAAGATTTAACAGTAGAGCAACAAACCCTGTTTAATCATTGTGTAGACCTTGACCGCAAGATTAACTCTGCTGGCTTTGCGTTAGACCAATTAAAAGTCGGTAAAGACGCATTTATTAAACTATTAGAAACTTCATTAGTGGAGGTGGTTTAATGTTTCTCGTCACTTTTTTGCTAGACAAAATAGGCTATATGCCTAAAATTAATGTAGAAACTACATGGCCTTTTCCTGCCACTCAAAAACCTTATACTCCCCATGAGTTTGAGAAAAAAGTTGCTAAGAAAACTGTTAAAAAAGCAACAACTCGTAAAGCAAAGTGAGTGAAGTATGGGCGACCTTGACAAAGAAATAGTAAAAGAAGCTATTAAAGAATGGTTAAATGAAAGAGTAACTCAATTTGGCTGGTTTTCTTTAAAGACTATTGGTTATGCTTTGGTTGCCATACTTGGTTATTTGTGGTTAATTACACATGGTTTTGAGCCACCAAAATGAAATCCCGCACTATGTGGTTTTCGTTTTTGCTTGTAGTGTTTGGCGCACTATTTGACAACTTTTCTTATTTGCAATCAGTTATAAACGAAAGATACTATGGCATTATTTTGGTTATTGTCGGTATTATTGTCGCTGTATTGCGCTTTCTTACTACTGGGCCTGTAGAATGATATATATCTTATATATACTTTTAGTCCCTATTAACCTTGTTATAACATTGTTAGCACTTGTTATAGCCCCTGTATTGCCTTTGTTTGCTGGTCAACAAGAAGGCTGGTTAGACAATCATTCCTCATGGGGTGTTGGGCCACGATTACCGACCTATTTAGGCTGGTTTATGACCCCTGATAACTCTTTAGACGGTGATGCTACTTTTGCCCAATTAAACCCACCTTGCTATCTTTCACAAATAAAATGGCTTATTCGTAACCCTGCATACGCATTTGGGCTAAGATATTTAGTACCGCTATATATAACTGCTATATACGGTGACAAAACAATTAAGGACAATGACAATGCAAAAGCTGGTTGGTGCTTTATCAAAGCTAACGGACTTTTTCAATTCGTGTATATCAAGCGTATATTTTCTACTTCTCGCTGCATTTATATTTGCTGTGGCTGGAATATTCGTGGCTTGGTGGATGATAATGTGGTTGATAAGCCAAATCCT